ACTAAATTTGGTATGGGAGCTCTAATCATAGGTCTCGCCGTAACGCATAAATAATGGCCGATAGTCAAATAGATATAAAAGAAAGGATCAAGCACGAATTTATAACTTGCGCAAAAGATCCGGCGTATTTCATGAAGAAGTACTACATGATTCAACACCCTCAAAGAGGTCGAATGCTGTTCGACCTTTATCCGTTTCAAGAAAAAGTACTAACGCTATTCCAAAAATACCCCGAATCCATAATCAATAAGTCAAGACAGTTGGGTATCTCTACTCTAGTGTCCGCTTACTCTTTGTGGTTAATGGTATTTTCAAAAGATAAAAACGTACTTGTAATCGCTACCAAGCAGGACACTGCAAAGAACATGGTTACAAAAGTTAGATTTGCTTACGATAATCTTCCAAATTGGATGAAGATTGGAGCTGCTGCAACTTCTAACAACGCATTAAGTTTAAGGCTAACAAACGGATCTCAAATCAAAGCGGTATCTGCAGCAGGTGACGCAGGTCGTTCTGAAGCCGTATCGCTATTGGTAATTGATGAGGCCGCGTTTATCGATAATATTGAAACGATCTACACAGCTGCTAAGATGACCTTGGCTACCGGTGGAGGCTGTATAGCGTTATCTACTCCTAACGGTGTTGGTAACTGGTTTCACAAATCTTACACAGAAGCTCAATTACAAAAGAACAGCTTCTTACCAATCTCATTACCTTGGAGTGTTCATCCGGAAAGAGCACAAGACTGGAGAGACAAACAGGATATGGATCTGGGAATTAGAATGGCCGCTCAAGAGTGCGATTGCGATTTTGCAACCTCAGGTAATACAGTAATTCCTCCAGAAATTCTAACTTGGTACGAAGCCAACATGATATCGGAACCAATCAATAGAGAAGGTCAAGAAAAAGCTTTATGGATTTGGAAATATCCAGAACCCACCAAGTTTTATATGGTAGTTGCCGACGTAGCGAGAGGAGACAGTTTGGACTACTCTGCCTATCATGTTATAGATATAGATAGTTTAGAACAAGTAGCTGAATTTAAAGCCCAGACTGATACCAGAATATTTACAAACGAGCTTATAGCAATATCAACAAGATACAATCAAGCCTTATTGGTAATTGAAAACGCCAATATTGGTTGGGACGTAGTTCAAGGCGTGGTTGAAAGCGGCTACTCCAACATACACTTTAGTCACAGATCCGATAGCAATGCAGACTTAAATAGCTACTTACAAGTGCATTACGGAAACTCTACTTTAATTCCTGGATTCACAATGAGTCCTAAAGTTCGACCTTCTGTATTAGAAAAAATGAGAGATTTCATAGAAAATAAAACAGTAATCATAAGATCCGTTAGACTATTAGAGGAGCTTCGCGTATTTATATGGAAGAATGGTAAGCAACAAGCCATGTCAGGGTACAACGATGACCTTGTAATGGCGTTTTCAATAGGAATGTACTTGAGAGAGACTTCTTTAAGGTTCAAAAGAACGGCCCATAGTTTGACAGAAGCCACTTTAAACGCTTATACGAAAGTTGGAGACGATAGTCCAATGTACAATTCTTACGGAAATTACGGTGAAAATCCATGGAAACAAGAGATTGTAACTCCTATGGGAAATGAACAACAAGATTTAACTTGGCTTTTATAATATAATATTATGGCAGAACAAAAAAAACAAGACAATCTATTTTCGGCGTTAAGGAGACTATTTTCCACCGACGTCATTATTAGAGATTCGGGAGGAACAAACTTAAACGTAATAGATACTGAGCATATTCAGACTTCTGGTGTGATTCAAACTAACTCGTTAATAGATAGATTCCACAAAGTATACACCACGTCTACAGCGTACGGAGTCAACCTTAACCTTGCTCAGAACTACCAATCAGCTCGTGTACAAATCTATGCAGATTACGATGCAATGGATACGGATGCTATCATTGCTTCTGCGCTAGATATTATTGCTGACGAGTGTACTTTAAAGAACGATCAAGGTCAAGTACTAAACATCACATCAGCTGACGAAAACATTCAAAACCTATTAGAAAACCTATTCTATTCAGTTTTAAATATAGAATTTAATTTATGGGCATGGATTAGAAATATGTGTAAGTACGGTGATTTCTATTTAAAATTAGAGATTGCAGAAAAGTACGGAGTTTACAACGTAATTCCATTCTCTGCTTACAATATCGTTAGACAAGAGGGATTCAATCCTAAAAATCCAAACGAGGTAAGATTCAAATTTGACCCTAACGCGGCTATTAGTTCCACATCAGGATTTACTTCGGCTTACAACAATCAAGATCCAGGAATTTGGTTTGACTTGTACGAAATGGCTCACTTTAGATTTCTTGGAGACGTAAACTATTTGCCTTACGGTAGATCTTATTTGGAGCCTGCTAGAAAACTATTCAAACAATACACTTTGATCGAAGATGCGATGCTGATTCATAGAATTACTCGCGCCCCAGAAAGAAGAACATTTTACGTTAACGTGGGAGCCATCCCACCAAACGAGGTTGAGAACTACATTCAACGTATGATCGGTAAGATGAAGAAAACGCCACTTATCGATAGTCAGACTGGTCAATATAACATGAAGTTCAATCAACAGAACTTATTGGAAGACTTCTTTATTCCAGTTAGAGGCAACGATCAATCTACTAGAATTGATACTGCAAAAGGTCTTGAGTACAACGCTATCGAAGACGTTCAATACTTTAGAGAGAAACTATTTGCCGCGTTAAAAGTTCCTAAAGCATTCATGGGATACGAAAAGGACTTAACAGGTAAAGCAACTTTGGCAGCTGAAGACATTCGTTTTGCTAGAACTGTAGAAAGAATTCAAAGAATTATTGTATCGGAATTAAAGAAAATTGCGTTAGTTCACTTGTACGCTCATGGATACACAAACGAGTCAATTACCAACTTCGATATTCGTCTGACCAATCCTTCTATCATATACGAGCAAGAGAGAATTGCTATGATGAAAGAGAAGATAGACCTTGCAAACCAAGCAATAGACAACTCTTCTTTACCAAGAGATTACATATGGAAGAACGTATTTAATATCTCTGAAGACGAATTTAATGAGCTAGACGACCTTATCGTTGAAGATCAAAAGCGTAAATTTAGATACAAACAAATCTCAGAGGAAGGTAACGATCCAGCAGAAACTGGCCAAGCATTCGGTACTCCTCATCAAATAGCCAGTCTATACGGTGGTAAGGGCGATGGAGCTTTAGAAGTGCCTAGAGGTTACGACGAGACAAATCCAAACGAACCAAGAAAAGTGCCAGGAAGACCTGAAAAGTACAAATCTATATACGGAACAGACGAATCTCCATTTGGAAGAGGTGGAGTTTACGACATGGACAATCAGAATGCAGAAACCAAAGAAGATAAGACTGGGGTTAGTTTTAAAGGCGGAGCTTTGAATATGGAGAGCACAAAAGCTATCTATTTTCAAAACAAAAACTCAATAGAGCAGATGTTTGCTAAGCAAAACGCTAGAAAGACTCAACTTTTTGAACAATCTGGCTTATTAAGTGAAGACAACATTATTGACAATCTAGATTAGAATGTTTAGATATTTATTAGCAAGCCTATCAAAATAGCTATGGCAATTAAACACTCAAAATACCGCAACACAGGTATTTTATTTGAACTCTTAGTAAGACAAACGACAGCGGACCTGTTAAACAATCAGGACTCCAAAGCCGTTAAGATTCTTAAAAAGCACTTTACCAATACTGAATTGGGAAAAGAGTACAGTATGTACAGCGCTTTTGTAACCAGCCCAAAACTATCAGAAGCAAAGGCAGAGATTCTAATTTCAACCATTTTAGAACAATACAAAAGATTAAACCACGAAACGCTAAGCAAAGCGAAGTATAATCTAATCAAAGAAATTAAAAAAAACTACAACCTACAAGATTTTTTTAAAGCCAAGATAGAAAATTACAAGCCTTACGCTTCCGTTTATACCATATTCGAATCACAAAATAGTCCAATCTCAGACACAAAACAGATCGTTTTAAACAAGATCAATTTGTTAGAGCACTTAAGCGAAGAGTCAATCAAGCACATAGAAGCTTCTCAAGCAATGGTTCAAGAGTTGATGCAAGAGGACAAAGAGATTAGAATACTAACGTATAAATTACTAGTAGAAAAGTTCAATAAAAAATATCAAAACCTTTCCGAAAGACAAAAAAGAATATTGAAAGAATATGTTGCTAGCATAAGCGACTCTACTAATTTAAGAACTTTTTTAAACTCAAAAATAAAAGAAATTAAATCTGAATTAACAGAAGAGATTTCTAAAGTATCTGATAAAGTTACCAAAATTAAAGCTCAAGAAATTTTAAAATTCGTAAAGCCATTAAAAGAAGGCATCACAATTAAGGACGAAACTATCACGGGTATTTTACAATACTACGATTTAATAGACGAGTTAAAAAGCGCTTCTAAATAATGAACAAACCTTTCAATAATCAATTTGCCACTCAGAAACTAAGAAGCGAAGACAGCGTAACTGGAGGAAATGCTCCTGCTGGTACCGCTTCTACATTCAAAGCTGGGGATGGAATGGAGTACGCAACTACAAAAGCTTTCAAAAAGAAAACCGAGGTAAAAGACGTAGAACCAAAGATTGTTGCAGGTAAAGCAGAAATATATCCTCAGAAAAAATGGGGTTGGAAGCCTGCGCCGTCTATTCCAAACAGACCTTCCAAAGGCGGATTCCAATACAAGCAAATGTTTGAAGACATGGAAGAAGGAACGCTACAACCAGTAGATACTTCTAAAGACTCTTTGTCCCCAATGGAATATCAACAAGCACATCACTACGAGAACTTTAATGAAAACGATTGGGAATTTGATGATGTGTCCAAAAGATATATCAAAAAACAGGCAGATACTAATACTGCGCCAGTAAATGAGGCTTTGACTTACAATAAATTCAAAAAACAATCGGCAACAAGACCTAACAAAGACGCTTTACACGAAGCTCTAAAATTAATACATAAAAAGTTACACGAAATAAACAGGTTAATGGAGTATTCTACTAATATGAGAACTGAATTAGAAGAGGATTATAGTCCAAGAACTGGTAAGGTTGTGAATAAGCTAGAAAAACAACTAGCTGAAATTTACAAAAAGGTTAAAAGTTTAAAGTAACATGGCAAAAATAAAGTCGGCCGGAAGCAGTCAAAAATTAACTTTCGGAAAAAGAAAATCAGGGCAACCTGGCGGCAAAAAAAGTTTTAACAAACACAGTCCAAGACCAAAAGCCTATCAAGGTCAAGGAAGATAATATTTATCAGTATGACAGTATCAATCTTATTCAAGAAACACAGAGCAGGAGAAATCAGCAAGGAGAAATTCTTGTACGAAGTTAGAAGGGACCAAATGTTACCTTTTATTACTAATATGACTTCTTACGAAGACTCTATTAAGATCCTTAAAAACAAAGGAATCGTTAGAGAAGCTACCGCAGCAGACAATATACATCCCTACGCTTTAAAAAAAGGTATCGAAGTCGAGCTATTAAAAGGCGGAGAAATTAACAATCTAGCTTACGCAAAAGCTACTGCAACAGCCACTAAAAAATTAGCAAAAGATCCTACAGCGTACGACGATTTACAGATTTCTAATTCTACAGACGTAAAAAAAGCAGACGCTAAATTGGGAATGACTCCAGTTAAAGGCGACAACTTTGTAGACAAGAACAATGGAATGAAGAAGATTAGAGGCTTTCACGATGCTAAATCAAACACAAAAGCGTCCAAGAAAGAGAATAAGCGCGGCAATCCAAAAGGCGTTAAGATGATGAAAGAGTCTCAAATAGATATCTTAAAGCAGCTTCTTAAAAAAAAAGTTGAGTTAACAGAGGACATGCATCCTACTTACGGTATGGGCCAAGAGGTTCCATTGCCTGATACAGACGTAAAACAATTTGGAGTTGACAAAGGAATTATTAAGGATATTTTTGGAGGCACTTTAGAAATAGAAATACAAAGAGAAGGAGAAGAGCCCTTAATTATCAATAGACAAACCAACGTAATCGACAAAGCAAAAGAGTTGGCGAACACAAGATCTCAAGAAGACGATAAAGAAGCAAGAGACAGCATGTGGTCAGATTGGGACAAAAGAGGAGAAAAAACATTCGGTGGAGTTGCGGATTTCCCTTCTAAAATAGACGCAGATCGCCAAAAGAAAACAATGGGAATCGTTGAGAAGTTAAGAAAGTTTTTAAAGAAGGGAAAAAAGAAAGAAATGGACGAAACTTTGACTGCAAAAACTGGAGACGCTACTCACGATAATGACGTAATAAACAAGCTGACTAAGGTAACCAATCCTTCTGCTAAAAGCGCTTTAACTGGAGCATTCAAATCAGGTAAAGCTATAGATTTATAATATGAGCAAACAATTACTGATAGAGACGGCTTACTTTACTCCGATGGTTTCATTGAACGAGAGTAAAAGACATACCAATGGCAACCTAATGGTTAGCGGTCAAGTACAAGCATGCGACAAGCCAAACGCAAACAAAAGAATATATCCTTACGAAATACTGTTTGAGCAAGTAGAAAAATACATGAATGGGCCTATCAGAGAAAACAGAGCTTTGGGAGAATTGGACCATCCTGAGTCCACTATTATTAATTTAAAGAACGTTAGCCACAATATCGTTAAACTTTGGTGGCAAGGCAAAGATCTTTACGGTCAAATAGAAATCTTACCTACACCATCAGGAAATATTCTTACTCAACTTTTTGCTAACAACATCACAGTTGGAATCTCATCAAGAGCTTTAGGATCTGTTATTCCTATTGGAGAAGGTTTGGTTCAAGTAGAAGACGATTTGGATCTTATTTGTTGGGACTTTGTTTCAACTCCATCCACTTACGGAGCTTACATGAAGCCTGTTGGCACTCCAAACGCACAGGGTCTTCGAGAGTCATTCGATTTAGAATTGGCTAATGCAAATAAGTATTCAAGAGCAAGTCGTCTTATTTCAGACATTATATGTTCTCAGAGCGGAATCTGCTGCTTGAGCAAATAAAAATTTACGTTTTAGTGAAAATGTCCGTATTTATTGGTACATGCACCGCTTTTCTAGTGCGGTAGCTACTCGAATTTTATCTATATATTGCTTCCCACATTTAATAAGCAATCAGAACACACATTATTCAATTACAAATGGAAAACTTGTACAAAGAGGCAATTGCTGACGCAAAAGCACTAAGAGCTAGCGCAATGGCTAACGCTAAAGCTGCATTAGAAGAAGCATTCGAACCTCAATTAAGAGAAATGTTCCGCAAGACTGTCGAAGAAGCAGAGGAAATGGACGAAGCTGAAGAAATGGACGAAGCAAAGGACAAAGAGCCCAAATTAGGTCACGGTCCAAAAATCGGTAAAGAGACTGATTATGCTAAAAAGGCAAAAAATCAAGTAGCTGAAGCTGAAGAGATGGACGAAGCTGAAGAGATGGACGAAACTGAAGAGATGGATGAAACAGAAGAAATGGACGAAACATCTCTTGAAGAAATCTTAGGTGAACTTGAAGCTTTAGCCAACGAAGGCGAAGTTGAAGAAGGCCATCACGAAGAAGAAATGGACGAAAACTCTGAAGAAGAGTACGACGAAGCTAAATCCGAAGAGGAAGGCGAAGAAGAAGGCGAAGAAGGAACAGAAGATCACGAAGCTGGCGAAACTGGAGATGAAGAAGATGCAGAAAAAGTCATCACTATCACTTTAGGTCAATTGAAAGACATTCTATCTCCTTATCAAGCTGACGAAGAAGGTGCGGAAGGCGCTGAACACGCGGACGGCGAAGAAGCAACCGACGACATCAACTTAGACGAAATCTTTGCTGAATTAGAAGAAGCTTCAAAAGAAAAAGTTGAAGAAAAGAAAAATGATCCTGTAGCTGCTACTGAAAAAGAAACAGCCTACAAGAAAGTTGCTAAAGGTAAGAAAGAAATGGAAGAAAATAAAAATTCTATTTCTCAACCAGGAAAAGCAGTTCCAGGTAGCGATCCTATCGCTGCTCAGTTAAAAGAAGCTAACAACACAATTGGTTATTTACAAACTCAATTGAAAGAAGTTAACTTATTGAACGCTAAGTACTTATTCATGAACAAATTGTTTAAAGCTAAATCATTAACTGAATCTCAAAAATTAAAAGCTATCAACGCTTTCGATAGAGCCACTACAGTTAAAGAAGTTAAGAACACATTTGCTACTTTAAGCGAATCTTTCTCTGCAACAAAGAAAAAATCAATCAACGAAGGTTTCGCATCACAAGCAGCTGGTATTGCGCCTAAGAGAACAGAAACGATCGAATCAGATCCTTTTATCTCTAGAATGCAAAAATTGGCTGGTATCAAATAAATTTAAAAAAATAAACTCCATAACAAATGGCAAACTTAGTACAATCATTATTAAATGAGTCTGCTCAGAACGCTCAACAAGCTCAGTTTACTGTAGCTCAGAAGCTTTCTAAGAAGTGGGCAAAATCTGGCCTTTTAGAAGGTTTAGAAGGAAACGATCAAGCCAATATGGCTATGATCTTAGAAAGTCAAGCTAAGCAATTAGTAGTTGAATCATCTACCTCTGGTGGTGGTACAACACAAGGTGCGACTTTCACAGCTGGTAACGGTGAACAATGGGCTGGTGTAGCTTTACCTTTAGTTCGTAAGATCTTCGGTCAAATCGCATCTAAAGAGTTCGTTTCTGTTCAACCAATGAACTTACCTGCTGGCTTAGTATTCTATTTAGATTTCCAATACGGAAACAATAAAGATCCTTTCACTGCTGGTGATTCTTTATACGGTACTCGTACAGCTAACTTCGGTAACGCTGCTGCAGGTGCTTTATACGGTGCTGGTCGTTTCGGATACTCTTT